GAACGATAGCCAGCCTTGAGTGCCTTCTGTCTTATCTTTGATTTGGCGGGTACCATACGTCTTCCTCTTTGCGTCGTAGCCACAGGAGACGGGCGTTAGTGAGTACACGTTCCTCATCGTTGTCGTAAGCACCTAGAACCTTGTCGTACAACTCTTGCTCCGTAGTGCATTCCGACAAGAGACGTTTAGCCTTCACAGGTCCGATACCGTGGATGCCTTCGATGTTGTCTGCTCTGTCGCCCATTACGATCTGGGAGTAGAAGAACATGGTACCCTCGAACTCACCTACGGATGCCCACTCACCTTTGTTTGGGTTGTAGTGACGACAAGGAATCTGTTTGAAGTCCTTATCTGTCGACACAATGGTGCAGTCGTAGGCAAGCTCTGTGGCACGAATAGCAATCAGATCATCAGCCTCTTGGCCACTACTGACGACAGCATCCCACGCCTCAACAAGATGTTCACGTACAAGACCTAGGTGTTCAGGACGTGGTGTATCCTTACGGTTAGCCTTGTACGTAGGGGACAGATCGTAGCGGAAGTTTCCCTTACCCGTGAGGAACACCTCCAACTCTTCCCCTCTTGTCGTTGTGTCGAAGGCAATGTTGTCCATCAGTTCGTCAGCTTTCTCTTTAGCTGTCTCTGCTGTCTCACCTTCGGTCGAGTAAGCTGCCCTGTACGCTACGATATCCCCGTCTACCAGAACCCTCACTTGATGTCACCTTGGTTCCAGTAGTCCCACCCCGGTGTGTCCTGAGGCACATCCTTGTGGGTCCACTCGGGGATATGCTCCATCTCGTAGTCCCCTGAGAAGTAGATGTAGGCACGTACCATACTGTCTAGGTCTTCCCAGTGCTCATCAAGGTCTTCCCGTAGAGCCTTAGGCAAGCCACCTTGCGTACGGTTACGAAACTCAAGGGCGTCGATAGAGAGGCGAAGCCCAAGGATAGTCTCACGGATACGGTAGGTGACTAGATTGTCGACAAAATCACTCAGGAGAAATTCGTCGAATAGGTCGTAGGCATCTTTGTTCATTTTGTCTCTTCTCCAACTAGGGCTGTCCAGCTTACGGGGTAGATTTCTCTCATTACTTTGTCGATCTGTTGTGCTACCAGACGTGTCTCGTACTGGGTATCTTCCTTGAGACGTAGGTTGCACATATTCGCGAAGGCATCCATCGAACCTGACCAGTACCATTCGGTGTACATCGACTGAGGCAGAACCATACGGGCCATTTCAGGGGCGACACCAGACTCAAGCAGCATAGAGTAGTAGCGTAGAGCATCGTCGTGCCACTGAGGTAGGGCATCCGTCTGAATGTCCTTAACTACACCCTCAGAGCCTTGCTTCTTGTCCTTGCTACGCCCACGCCACACCTCAGGTACATAGAACTCAGGTTCACTATCGACATAACGACGACTAATCTCATTCATACGTAGGTACTCATGCTTGACCAGTTGTCGTGCTACGAAGATGGGTGCTTTGATGTGGAAGGAGGCGAAACAGTGGCCGAAGGGTGAGTAGTGTCCGTGGGTAGCCAGATACTTAATCAGCTTGGCGTCGGTTTCCTTCAAGGCCCTTAGCTGTGCCTCTTGCCAATCTTCGCCCAAGTGAAAGGTAACAAGTTCCCACTCACTCTTCTTACCGAAGCTAACCCGTGCTGCGTTGACGACAGACAGATCACTTCCCATGTGGTCAACGTAGGTGGCTTTAATCACCGAAGGGTCTCCACTGTATTGCCATCGTCTTTGACGAGGATAACTTGATTGACGTAGGTGTAGCCAATCGCCCGTGCAAACTGCAAGATAACCTCTGCAAAGTCACCAAGGTATTCTACGTCAGTTTGAGAGACGTGGACTTCGTTAAAGCCATCATTAGCTTCTTGTGCAGCCATAAGATCAATACGCATTATTTCACCTTTTGATTTGAAGGGCGCAAGACCGATGCTTGCTGGAAGGTAGTGGGAAGGCCAAGAGACCAGATCATACTAGCAGTACCGACGATGAGCATAAGTTGCCAGAATGCAACAGTCTCAAACTTAATGTACTGCATGAAGGCTTGTGTAGTCTCTGGGAACATGTAGCCAACGGTTGCACCAAAGAAGGCGGACAACAGTGGAACACTTACAGCCCGAAGCACAAGCACGATAACTACAGCTAGGGCGAACCCTGCACTTTTCAACATTGTGTTTTCCTTTAGTGGAGGGAAGGTAGTGTCCCCAGAGCGAACCCCAGAGACACTAGAGTATTTACTTAGGTATCCCACACATCCGCATATTCGGTCTTCTGTTGGGTCTCTGCTTGCTCGTAAGGAACAAGATTGGTGATAGCAAGTGCTTCAAGACGAAGGCCAGCACCATCCGAATACATATCGAAACGAACGATAGCCTCAGTGCCATTCCCAAGGAAACCATCGTCAGCTACAGACCACAGCTTCTTGTTCTCAGGATCACGGTAGTCAAGGACTTTAGGCAGACCACCGTAGTTGATCTCAGTAGTTCCGCCCTTCCTGTTCTCGAAGACCTTGACGCTCTCTTTGTACAGGCGAGACAGTTTGACGAACTCACCGATACCGAACTCTTGGTTGCCCTTCTTGATACGGTCATGGCCCATAGGCTTCAAGTCCAGACCAGCATTAATCAACTTTTGTTTGTCTTCCTCAGATTTGAAGTAGACGTTCACGACAGTCTGGCCACCCTTCTTAGCGACAGTCCCTTGGGCGGACTTGACGGGTGCATCAGGGTCTCCCTTGTCGTAGTTCTCCTCGAACACCTTAGCGTATTCCAGAACCATCTTCATATCGAATTTCATTGTGTCACCTTTGGTTACTTGGTTGTTTTGATGGCGGAGATTCCCCACCAAGATTCGATCAAACGTCCGTCTGCACATTTGTATCGGATTAGGGCTTGCGGTTCAAGATACTGATAGTTTGCTAGGCCAATGATTGTCCCAGTTTCACCACTATCAATAAGTTCAACCTTCTGCCCAAGCGAGTGTTGTTCTGACACTAGGTTTTCCTTTTTGCATTAGGGAAACATCTGTCCCTACTATAGTATAGGTACCTTTTTTAGTCAATCGTCAAGCGATTCTAGAGACTTATGCAGAGATACATTGTGTGTGATTCTTTTGCAACACATCAGTGTACATCCGCATAGTTGTCCCCAGTCTTCCAGTCAGAGGATACCCTGACGTTCAGTTGCAGTTTGTTATTCAAGGATTCCTCTACTCGCTTGAATAAGGAACCAAAGCGTTCAGTGTCGTCCTTCTTAGTGTAGAACAAACCTTCGTCGTGGTATTGCATGACCATAGGCACACCTTCCTTAAGAACAAAGGCTAACCAGTTGTCAAACACATAGACACCCGTACTCTGGTTCAAGGTACTAAAGGCATCCTTAGTCTCCCGTAGGTTATGCCAGAAGCCAGACACAGGGTTCTGTAGCCACAGAGAGCCATCCTTAAGCACCTTAGTAGCCTGACGCTTACCGATTTCCTTGATGGACCAGTTACGATCCCAGTAGGCATCAATCAGCTTCTTAGCTTCTGGTATAGAGCAGCCCAATGCACGAGACAACTTAGGTGCGCCTACACCATAGATGCAACTGTAGTTGGCTGCTTTGTAGCCCTTACGAATAGCCTTGAGGTGTTTAGCACCACCAGCGTTGTACTCGTCAATCTCTTCTTGAGTGCAAGCCCCAGCAAACTGTGCAAGGTCAAGGTGAGGATCGAAACCCTCTACACTCATAGCTTCTACATAGTCAGGATCAAGTGGCTGCATGTAGTGACGCTTGGTGGTATCCTCAAGAGAAACCATATCTGCACCTACAAGCACATGATCGTCAGAAGGGGCCAATAGGCAGGCCCGAACCTCTTTGCCATAGGGCTTATCTACACCCGGTAGGTTGGCTAGAGGCTTCCGATGTTTGAAGCGGAAGGTATTCGTAAGACCATCGACCCTAGACCTGATCCACCATGCACCATCAGCATCCTGTTCAGCATTGTTAAGATACGCTTTGAAGATACCGATACGATGGGTCAAGACAGTTAGACCATCAAGATACTCGATGGCTGGGTCTTTCTCCTTAAGCAACAGGACAGACTCACACAGTTCTCCATCCTTACGCACTTGCTCAATCTTACGCTCATTACCGTATTCGTCTTTGTCATACTTGAAGGTGACAGGTTCCCACCCAAGACCATAGAGCCAGTCTTTGATCTGAGGAACAGAATCTGGATTACCTTGTTCGTATCTATCGACTACCCGTAGAGGCCCTACAGTAGCCTCTGGAAAGCCATACTCCTTGAGGGTAGAGAACCACTGCTTACCATACTCCGACAGCGTTCCATCCTTCTTGTAGGGCTTCTGAGGCTTATTCACTAGCTTGGTGATTGCCTTCTTAGGCATTGCCTCTGCCAGTTCCTTGGTCTTAACCTTTTTTAGGGCTTCTAGGTCCGTGAGCATCTTTGTAGCAAGCGCATGGTCAAGACGAATGCCCAGCTTCTCTGTGTCATTGGCACACTGTAGTTTGAAGGTAAGGTAGCGGATAAGACGGATAGCATCGTCAGACAGAGAACCATCGTCCTTCTTACCGTACAAGGCAACCAGCTTATTCCGTAGACGCAACCACAGACGCATGTTGATCTTAACATCTTCTTCACATCTGTGAGTATACTCTTCACGGGTTAGGCTATCCCAATCTGCGATCTTAGGCTTAGGCACACCGAAGGTGACACCGTAGGCTTCCAGACCGTAGTTAAGACCCTTCTCCACACGCTCATAGTCCAAGTACCACGCAAGAGCCAGAGTATCTACAAGGATAGTCTTTTCGCTTGGGCGGATACCATAGACCTTCTCAATAGCATCCAGATCGAAGCGTAGGATGTTGTGGCCGATAACCATATCACAACCGTAGACTTGTTCTACAGACGATAGATCATAGCCACTGGTGGGTTCAGACATGGTGTTGTCTTGCCATGAAACTACATGGACCCTATCCAGCTTATCAAGGAAACCATTGGTCTCAATGTCGAAGACAACTTCTTTCATTTTGCTTTCTCTATCCCAAGTTTGTAGCCAGCTTCATATGCTTTGCGAAGGAACTCTTCAAGTCTGATACTTTGGTCACTGATGAGAAGGTCAAAGTCCACGACAGGCTTATGTTCGTCTGATTTCTCTTGATAGAACCAGTCTTCAAACTTCATAGTCCTTTACTCCGTGTCTGTAGATGTCCTGTTCGATCATCTTGAGCATCTGCTTGAGGTCTTCCAAGGTGTCAGCCGTCAGAACAGGTGTGATCGACCAACTCACCTTAGTGTTCTCGAAC